CTATACACCGCAATAGGAAGAACCGCTACACTGCTCGATTTTCACACGTCCCCCAACGCAACCCAAACGATCTCCCTGAACGGTATCCTGGCCGGTCCTGTACGCGTATTGTATCTTCGATTCAAAGTCCGACCACTGCTCCGGATCAATCGATGGCTTCCGCTCATATGCGTGATCGATTTCGGATTTAAGGCGCCTAAGCTGCGCAATGTGCTCCGGCAAGAATATAGACGTCCATTTCATCGTCCCTCTATCGCGTAATGTCATTCGTGGGTCCTCCTTCGGTCCTATTCGTTATCTATGACGAAAGTATAACACGAACAAATGTTCGAACGCAATCTATTCCGCTTGGAGGAACGTTTCGAACTCCGCCAATAGCCCAACGTTTTTAACGCGATTTTCACGGGCTTTTACCGTCCATGCGGCTTGTCGGAAGCTAGCGTATAGGTAGTCGTCAAAGCGCCTAATTTTCTGCTGTTTTCGTTTGAGAATCGCTGCGTGCCACGCTTCAACGAATGGCTGCGGATGTTCTTCGAGTATTAACGTCGGATCTACGCTTGCCTTAGCCCGCAATAAGATGCCGTAGTATTTATAAATTTCGTCTGCTTCGAAGTAGCGCGCCATTGCGGAGTAGATTTCGCTTGGTAACGCGTTTTTAAGACCGCAGGCCGGCACCGTATCTATTACGTGATTTTTTGAAAGATTAATAGAATGCGATGGTTCATTCGTAATTTTAGGCGCTTCAGATGTTGGCTCCGTAGGCTTTTCGGCATCCCCACGCGTGGTCATTGTCGACTGGTCAACTGGGAGAATGACGATGATATTAGCGCCGTGGCCTCCGTTTATTTTCCGGGTTGTTGCGACCTTCTGGATGATCGAAAGTGATGCGAGTTTGTTGACGGCACGGCGCGCAGTCTTGACGGACTTTCCAATGAGGTCCGCGAGTGTCTCCGCTTTGAGATGCGCTGCGCCGGCATATTTGACCGCATAGCGAGCGATCGTCTTCAGCGTCAGCCGGTCCGTGTCGTTTAATTCGTATGTATTGCGCTTGATGTGTTCGTAGACTGCCGTGTTGAGTTCAGCCGTCGAAGCGAACGTTTGGTGTTCCGCTAAGTAATGCATTACGATTCCGCCTTCCATCTCATTATCGATATGGTGATAATTAAATAATATTGATTAATTATCGATATGTCAATAATATATTTACAAATTATTGATAACGCGATAGAATATAATCATCAAATGTTTAGAGGTGAATAAAATGCGCCTATACATAAAACTTGAGGAAATATTGGACAAGCGAGGAATAAAGAAGACGAAGTTCGCCGAAGAAATTGGCGTGAGGCATAATGTAATATCGGAACTCTGCGCAAATCAACGTAGCACTTTTAACAGGGAGCATATCGCAAAGGTTGCGAAGGGTTTGGGTATCACTGATATGAATGAATTATTCGACGTTCGCGAAGAGAAGTAATTTGAATAGGGAAAATAAAAACGCCCCAACCAGTTGAGGTTAGGGCTTCGTCCATTCTATGATCGTCGGCTTTCCACAACGTTCACATTTGAAGTCTTCAGCTTGACTTACTACATATTTTTTCTTATTACAGTGCGGGCAAGTGACCTGACGATAATTAAGACCCGCCATAAATATACCCACAGATCCAGTCATCATAAAGAAACCTGGAATGATGCCTATTATAGTTACGCATAGAACAAGCCCCATCAAAAACCCGAATATAGCTGCTGGAAAAAAGAAAAGCTTCCTAATCCACCCTGTCTTACTTTTCCTAATTTCTATTTGAATAGTTTGGATATCTGTCATACCTAATCCCCTCCACCCTTACCGAACTGTTTTTTCTGAGTAAAATTATACTTCATCGGAAACAATTTCCGCAAACCAGTTTATGTATACGAGCACCTACGAATTTATACGCAGGCGCCCGCCAGAAGTTCCGTTATCTATTCGCCTTTTGTCCGCGCTTTCTTCGTCACGTCGTTATTTTTCCAGTACGCCCACAGCGAAGTTACGCCCATGAACGCGAGCGAAATAAATTTCTGCACGCCTTCCTCATCGACCGGAATCGGACTGTAACCCGTCATCGTAAGCGTCTGGTTAACTAGTGCCAGCGCAAGTAGTACGAACCGGGCGACTGTGCCCGCGCTAATATTTTCGATTGTCTTTACGTTCATAATATCGTCTCCCTTTTCGATTAGTTTACGGAATAGCCGGCTTTTTTCAGCGCAGCAGCGAGTTTAGCTTTCGTATTAGGTCCGTAAATTCCGTCCTGGCTCAATCCATACATCGACTGGAACCGTTTGACCGCGTTCGCCGTTTTCGGACCGTAATAGCCGTCGATTCCGTTGTTCTTAGCGCCTTTGTCCGGATAGAAGTAAACGGCAGCAAGCGCGGTCTGAACTTGCGTTACCTTCGTCCCTTTCGTCAGCGGACTCGTTACTTTAAGGACTCCTCCCGGCAGCGTGAACGTCTTTTTAGAGGATCCGGATGGTTTCGGAGCCGCAGCCGGTTTAGGCGTCCCTTTAAGCTTCAGCACTTGACCAACGTAAATTTTATTCGGATCCTTGATGTTGTTCCAGCTCTGAAGGCTCGCCACGCTTACTCCATTCGCTTTAGCAATAGCGGAAAGCGTATCGCCCTTTTTAACGGTATAAGTTGAGCCGGACGGTTTAGACGCTGAACTAGACGACTTTCCTCCGAGCGCTTTCAATTCCGCAGCGATAGCCGCTTTCACCGCATCCCAACGTCCCTCATCGAGTACACGGTGCGGGCAGTATTTTCCGCTCCAATCCTGGTGTTTTTTAACGCGATCAACGCCCCAACCGCGCTCTTTTAATAGCTGAGCGATGAATTTAATCGCAAGTTTTTCAGCCGCTTTATACTTAGCGCCACCTGACTTCGAATAGCAAACTTCGACACCGATAGACGAACGGTTGCCTGGTCCGTTTCCGTCTCCGCAATGCCATGCGTTCCGGTTAGTCGGAAGCCCCTGAACGACCTCTTTATCGTCTACCGCAAAGTGATACGATACTTCGTTGTTATTGCGGATCATGTACGCAATTTCATTCGCTGCTGAAGCGTCGTTTGCCGTATTATGGAACGTGATATACTTTGCATCCATTGAATACGGACACTTAACGGAATACTTGCTTGACGCGACGAGGTTTTTCTTAACTGAAATCGCCATTTAATCGTCTCCCTTTTCGTTAATTTTGCGCATATAAATAGCCCGCCGGACTCTCACCGAACGGGCTCATAAAAATAGCGCAATCCCCGAGATCGCCAACCCGACGACCGTGAGAATTACGCCCCATAACCATTTCGTATTTGCTTTCATGTCGGAGATATCCGCTTGGCTTTCTTTGGCGAGTACCAACGCTTCATCCGCCTTTTCATGCGCTCGATCTGCCGTATGTTTTACTTCGTTGAAATAGTCGACCTTCGTATCGATTCGTACTAACCATTCGCGAATGTCGGCTATTTTATCGTTCATTTCGTTGTTCGATGATTCGCCCAATGACTACGCCTCCTGTTCGCTATTAGTTACGTTCTCGTCTTCGCTTGGCGGCGAATCAGGATCGTAAGGATCTCCGGTAATTTCCTCGTATTGTTCCGGCGTAATCCGTCCGGCAGCCACAACGTCGTGCACTTGCTTTTTCGTCCAAAGCCCCTTTTCGTAAAATCCTTTAATATTCGTAAACCAATCGATTGCCATTTACGCTCCTCCTAACGCGATTAAATAGTATAGATCCGCGACCTGTTTCTGTAAAACTTCGATTTCTGATGGTCCGGGATCAGGCGGCCGTAAACTGTCGATATACTCCTGTGTAGCCGACTCATCCCATTTATTTTTTGATGCGTTATACTTAGGTTTATAAAGTCCATCAGGAGGTTTTACATCAGTGTAGAAGTCAGGGATGGCCTCTTCATCCTTGATCTCCCTATCTTCTCCTGGAATATAGATAAAATCCTCATCGTATTTGTAAATCCATGTCATTCGAACCACTCCCTATGCCGATTTAAATTTAAACCCAAAAGCAATAAATTCGTTTGGATTTACCGTATTTGAGCAACTTTGGATATATACAGTACCGTCTGTTGCAATTTGTGTTCTATGATACTGAGGTATTGAATCTGTCCCGACACTCGAAGCTACACCAATGAAATGGAAGGCTTGTAACGGACGATACCCTGTAGGCAATATAAAAGCTGGTACATCAAAACCGACAGTCCCCCCAGTTATAGATCCTATCACCTCCACTTCACCTAGCACATTTTTGCTAAACTGAACCTTGTGTGATCCATACTGTTTCCACCCGTTTAACAAAGTAGGCGATTGCCAGTTAACTACTGTGTCGGTATCTGTAATAACTCTTTGCCAGCCCCTAAAGACTCCATCTGTGTGGATGGTTGCGAACCACATCTTATTGTGGTAACTTGCTGTGGCTATAATTGTTTTTCTTCCAGAGTTCCCATCCATAATGTCATAATTGAACCATCCAGCATCATTAGGGTCAGGGGTATTAAGTAGTCTATTATTGAGACCGTAATAAAAACCAGGCGGCAAAGTTAATAAATCAGTACCATCAGGAATAAGGATTCGCACACCATTATCTTGTGTCAATTTATACAGTTGCCCCTTATTCCACTTAGTCCGCTCATCAGCGGTAATATGACGTACATTATCTGCGGTATGTGCATCAAAATCCGTTTTTGCCGCCTGTTTAACGTTGTCAAGGTTGCTTAACCCGACCTGAGCTTTCGTTACCTTGTGCGGATTATCAATTTTATCCGCATGTACATCGGTATAAGCTTTCGCTTCAGCCTCAGCGGCGTCCGCTTTTTCCTGAGCGCCTTCTTTCGTTTCAATGTTATCGAGATTTTCGAACTTCTTCTGTAATTCAGCGATAACCCGTTCGGCATCATCAGCCATTTCTTGAACGGCGGCTTTTAGCGATTCAAAATCGTCGATATAGTATTCGGCCACCGGGGCGATGTCCTGATCAACGAGCGCCCGATCGATTTCGAACGAAAACTTATGCACGCTCATCTTTTGGCCGTTGTCGTAATTGACGTAAAGCTCAGCCTGCACCGTTCCATAATGCTTAACTTGTTCCGGTGTTAAGACATAAAAAATAACGCCCTTCAGCGCGTCTTGAACTTCCGTATTAACGTAGAACTTGCTTCCGTCCGCAAACCGCATAAACAGTTTTCCATGAGTCGCCTTGGAGATCGGTAGTGGAACGCCGTCTTTCGTAAGGCTGAACGCTAGCTTTGCCGTATCTATATCCTGCGTACTAAATTGAATGTTCGCAGCAATACTTCGTTTGATTTGCGGGTTTATATTGAGCTGTAAATTAGTGTTTTTGTAGATCATCGTATCCTCCTTCCCGGGTTATACCGTTTGATTAACGACAGGCTCTCGATAATAAAATTCAGGGTTCGGAACGTAAGCGCCTGAAATAACGATATCACTGTTAGTGACTGTCACAAATACCCCCGCAATCAACCGCTTCTCGGTAGCATATATGTTGTTATTTCGTAGCGTAACGTTCTTTGAAGCGTTCGTTACATAGAGACCGTTATAGCGATCGAGCTCAGCTAAACCAACATTCGCGATTGTATTATCATGGACTTGCGATCGCTTCGTTGAGTCAGCGAGGTGGATTCCGTGACCGCCTGCTCCTGTCACCGTATTTCCAACGATCTGGAGGGTATCGCTGCTCGCACCAGATGCTCCGACGTATATTCCCGTAACCGCAATGTCCGTCAGTTGGTTCCTTGTGATAGTCGTATACTTTGCGGTAGCCAAAGAAATCCCGTTATGACCGGAGCCTTCAATCTGGTTGGCGTCAACTTTGACGAATTTTGCCTCCTTGACATAGATAGCGTTGGCGTTGCTCGGCGTATTCTTTATTGTGTTTTTGCTAACCACAACGTTTAGGATTGTTCCGCCCCTACCTTGCCCCCATACCGCGATGCCTCCGAGCAGATCATCCGAGAGCGTAAGCCTATCGATTGTATTGTTCTCGATGATCACGTTAGATTGCTCTTGCGATGCGTTCGTTTGTGTGCCGTCAACCGTAACCGTATCCTCAGGCTTGCCGACTAACGGAGGATTAACGATGATTCCCGATCCGCAGTTCGTAATCTCATTACCGGCAATGTAGACGTTATTCCACGCATAAGCACGAATTGCGGCGTTAATTGTCCCGCGGATTTTATTGTTAAGAATGCGTATATTTTCGTGCGATACTCCGATGAATGAACTGTGCGATTCAACTGCGCGACCCCATGATGCCATTTTCGAGGAAGGACCGACTTCGCAGTTTTGAACCGTGATGTTCTTACACGGAGTGCCGTCGAAGCTGCCGTATGTGCCTAGCGTAGGCGGGTTGCCGTTTTTATCGAGGTCGATCTGAAAGGCTCCGCGATACTCGGCCCCGTCGAATCCGAACGCTTTAACGTTATCAATCAAGCCCGTATTAATACCGTTAAATTCAACGGCATGACCGCCACATACGTCATATACCGTAAGATCACGGACGGTAATGTTCTTTGCGTGCGCGATCAGGATCGCCTGGCCGCTTTTGAAAACGTCCCCATTCGACCGCCATGTTCCGCCTTCGATAACGATGTTTGAGTAGCCGTTATATTTCGTTAATCTCGGATTTCCTTTTTCTTTTTCGAAGTTTACGATAAAGTCTTCCGTGTGCTGCCGATCAAACACCGCGTTACTGTTTAAAGTAAGACGCGTATTCGACTTAATGAGTAACGTCTTTTTCAGCACATAGGGCGTAGAGCTAGCCGGAACATACACTTGAGCGCCGCCTAAATCGTACGCATCGTCTAAAGCACGCTGGATATAAAGACTGGCGTCTGCTTCGCCTGGGATCAGATAATTTAAAACGTTTAATGACCGACTTTGAAGATCCTTTTTAACCTGATTGTCCTCGTAGTCCAGCCGATCTTTAAGCGTAGGGTGTACAACCGCGTCCGTATCTACGCGAGCATCGACGACCTCTTTCACGTCTGTTCCATCGTGATTTAAAACTAAATTCGTAAATCTCGCCCATAGGTTATCGAGTCTATCAGAAACAGTAAAACCGCCGTGTTCGATTTGCTTCGACGTGTGGGCGGTTTTGGCAACTTTATGCTCATCGATATACGATCGATTGGCTTTTATGTCCGAATCTATGTCGTCCAAGTTCTGGTTATAGTTGTTTCGGAATATACGGTCCCATACGTTCCCGGCTTTCCGGTATTTACTCATACGATACCTCCTTTATTATTCTCCTACCTTCGCTTCAAGCGCTGCTAAACGATCCAATATCGACTGCATGTCGACATCCCCCGACACCGGCATTATAATCCGCTTCAGTTTCGTAAAATCAGCCGAACTCATCAAACCGTCATTGTTTTCCGTCGCAAGAGCCACCACTACCTGACCGTCTGGTCCGACGAGGATGTTCGCCAACTTTACGAAATCAGCCGAACTCATCAAACCGTCAGCGCTTGCCGAAGCCAGGCCGTATTGCGGAATGCTGAGTTTAGTCGGATCATATCCCGGATCGAACGTCGTGTTGCCCCCGATTTTTATTGAACTCTCGCGAATCTTTCCCGTCGATGAATCAACGATTTTCGATATCGTCTTTTGAGTGCGTTTAAAATCCGAAACAATATCGGTAGACTTCCTCGTAATAGATCCGAGTGTGAACTTCGGAGATTTATAGGGATCAGAGTAATCCTCGACCTCCACCACTCGTATCCGAACATCAATGTCGAATGGCTCGATGATGCACCATACGTAGTCGCCTTTTCGAATATCTTGAATTCCCTGCGCCTGTAATTCGACGTAAGTCAAGGAGATCGATATGTCGATGCGGTCATGAAGGTCCGACTTTATCCGTTCCAGTAGGCTCGCCTTATCCGTATATCTCTCGTCACGAACTGGATCAGCATGGCGAACACCTAATACGTCTGCTAGAGGACTTCTGTATTCCGCAGTTACTACGTAAGTTCCGTCTTCTTTCTTTTTGCCGAACCCCCGGATATATGTTTTAAGAGAACTTGTATCGATATCTTTGGACGGATTGTTGATATTGAACGAATATCGCAACTGATTATCGGTATACCGCGCGATCTCTTTTGCAATGTAAATTGTTTTATTTACACACTCATACTCGACTCCGAATTTCTCAGCGATAGAGTTTAACAATGCAAGAGACTTTGCATCGCCGAAATTCTCGACGGTAACAGACTTTGCGATACCTTCCGAATCTACTTGATATGAGTATCCGGTACCTTCAAGCGCAAATTTAAGCATCGTATCGATCGAAAGTGCTTTTTCTCCTGCGATGACATCGTAAATGTACATGTCATCTAAATCGATAAACATCCGATGAACAGCTGTAGCAGTCGCCTTCATCTTGCTCCCGAAAGGCTTAACTGATGATGTCTTGATCACGTACTCCTCTTCGTCATAAATTAATGAATTCTCGTTCTGAATCAATGGAAAAGCGTGCTGATTTTGCGGTGTCAGCACGCCTGAAATAGAAATAGTCTTTTGGTTGTTTATACCGCTTTTTCGCGTTGTGCTAACGTCTGTTAGCATTTCAAACTGGCCGGCAAGGCTCTTTATAAATAAGTCCTTCACGCGCTCACCGCCTATAAAAAGTAAAAGCGAAAGTCGAATGTAATCTCGAAACTTCCGCTTGTACCTGATAATTTAAAATTGTTCCAGCCAGGGGCAATCGAAATCAGCTTCCGATTTGTCACTCCGAAAATACTATTATTGTTTTTCGTCGCCCTCACGCGATCGAGAATAATCGTATCTCCGGATGCAGACGACCCGGTGTATTTCCAAACGTCGCCCGTCGTGCTGTTCGTGACCGTTAAGTTATTTGACGCACCTTTATATACGATACGCAAAGGGAATTGCCGAGGGTCAATCGTTTCGTCCCCAGCGTTGAAAATTCTAAATGACGTCGATTTATGCGTATATGTCGGTACCTCATCGATAAGCCCCTCGCCAATCTGCCATATATCCGAATCAAAAGTAAACGGGTTTAACGTCGTCCCGATCGACTCGGCAAACGGACTGAACGCAATGAAGTCGATGTCAAACATTCCGTATATCCACTGTTGATCGATTGAATAGTCGGCGTTGGTTTTTACGAGCCACCGTTTGCCCGGGTTGTATGATTCCGTAATATAGAACGGTTGGCGCGAATCAAACAGTTTGAACACTTCGTCACGCATTAAATAGTAATCAGGAACATCAGCCGCTTTTAAATAGAACGAGCACTTTATAATCCGTGCGTCATACGTTGTTCCACAATCAACAAGCCCATGTAGTCCGTCAACTTGCTCGGTTTCATTGCGAGGCGAAGGAGATGACGGATTAAATTCACGCGTTGTAATTCCGAGCTTTTCTAAATCGTAAACGGTGCCGCTTAACGTTGTGATAATCGTATTCAACCTCAATCACCTCGCATGTAGTTTTGAATCGTAATCTTTTGCCCTTGTTCAGCGCTTACTGCGTTTTCAGTCATGCGTCCTAACTCTTCGCTATCAACTACGAGAACATTTTCGACAATGATCGGCTGCTGTTGCTTCTGCGAATCTAAGCCGGCCGTCATAGACGCTTCAAAAGAACGCCTAATACTGCGTACTCCTCCCGAATTCAAAGCAACGTCAGGGCTGTACGAATATCCACTCATATCGACCATTGCTGCGTTTGCCATTTCGTCGGCCGCCGATTTTACTGCGCCGATATTTCGTTCGATACCGACCGCAAGACCCATCGGCAGGAATTTACCGATTTCATCGCGGAATACACGTGACGGCGAGTGGATTCCAAGCAGCGACTTAAAGTTGCCCGTAAGGCTGTCTACGAATCCACCAACTTTTTGGCCGATCCAATCTTTCATGGAATTTATTCCGTCCCAAAGCCCCCGGATCAAGTCGGCCCCCGCCTTGAATAGCTCCTCTTTATTATCCAAAATGGTCTGACCAAGCTTTACGACGAGTTCAAGGCCCATCTGTAATAGTTGAGGTAAGATTTGAATTATGCCATCAATTAAAGCCAAGAGGATCCTTACCCCTGCCTCGATAATCCTTGGCAAATTTTGAATCAGAGCCCCTGCAAGAGCAACGATCAATTTGAGAGCTGCTTCAATGAGGGTAGGCAACATCTTGATAATGCCGTCAATTAAGGCTAGTAAAAGTTTTATCCCCGCATCAATAATTTTCGGTAGATTCTCTATCAATGCAGTAGCAACTGCGACGATTAAATAAATAGCCATCTCTATGAGTTTCGGAAGGATACTCACAATCCCATTAATCAAGCTAATTAGGATCTGAATGCCGGCTTCGATAATCGTTGGTAGATTTTGTATTATGGTTTGGATTAGCATGGTGATTAATTGAATTGTTGCCTCCACCAACATCGGAAGCGCTTGGATCAGCCCACTTATCAATGAAGTTAAAATCTGGATCCCGGCCTCGATAATCATAGGTAACAATGTGACAACAGTATTGATTAATGTTGACAAAACTGTCGTAGCTGCTTCGATAATTGTCGGTAGCGCGCTGACTATCCCCTCGATCAAGGAAGTGAGGATCATCACTCCGGTTGCAAGGATTACCGGTATCATCGTAGTAATCGTCTGAATAATCGTATCAACGACCTGGGTCACTTTCTCAACAATATTCGGTAATGCTTGCGTAAATCCCTCAAGTAATTCGGTTATCATCTCAAGTCCAGCCTGTAAAATACGAGGCAGATTTGCCGTGACTCCGTTAACTAACGAATTGACAATCTCGGTTGCTTTTTCGAGGATCGTCGGCATGTTCTGCTCTATGCCTTGCGCAATTGCCGGTAAGAATTTCGAACCCGCAACGATCAGGCCGGGTATGCCCCCGACCAATATTCCGATAATATTCGGGATGAATTCCGCTATCCCTGAATAATCTCCATTAAATGCGTCTGTGATCGCCTTCTTTAAGTCATCAAAGCCGCTACGTATTGACGCGAGTCCCTTTACGATTACATTCGCGACCGATTGTGGCAGCAAATTGTGAAGCGCGATTGATCCTTGCGTAAAGTCCCCAGTCAATGTTTCCGCTATGCCTTTAAATAGTGAAGATATCGTTTTAAGGACCGGAGTAACCTTCTGGCCGGCTATGGCAGTGAATTCCGACGATTTCTTTTTAATAGTATCGAAGTGTTTGTACGTTAAATAAATCGCGGCTCCTAGCGCAGTCAGTCCGGCTATTACTGCGGCCGTTACCCCAACTATCGGTAAAAGCGCTGGAGCTATCAATGAACCAAACTCCGCTATCAGTCCGAAGCCAGTTATAATACCCGGCAGCATCCCGACTAAAATTAACAGCGGACCTGTCACGAGTGCAAGAACAGTTGCCATCGCTCCAAGAATAGCAATAGTGCTCTTAACCGGCTTTGGAAGCGAATTGAACTTATCCACTAAGAACTGGAGGCCCTTTGTAATCAGTTTTAGCGCAGGCAACAACGCAGTTCCGATTGCAATTGCCGCACCTTCTAGCGCAGATTTTAAAATGATCAACTGTCCTTTAAGGTTATCTAATTGCTTCTTCGCGATTTCCTCCGCAGTCCCGCCACTGTTTTCAAGCTCTTTCGTAAATGCTTCGATCTTTCCTTGCCCGGCATCCATCAACGCTAACATAGCCGAGGATGCTTCGACTCCTGAAATCCTCGAAATTGCCGCAAGACGATCGGCCTCGCCCATGTCCTTTGTCGCTTCCGCCAGTTCTCCGATAATTTGCGCCAATGGCTTCATGTTGCCTTTCGCATCTTCTACCGTGACGCCTAGATCGTGTAGTTCTTCTCGTGCAGCTTTCGGCGGTCCAGCTAAACGCGTCAGCATCCGACGAAGTGACGTACCGGCTTGCGTTCCCTGAATACCGGCGTTTCCGAGCAACCCGGCCGCAGCCGCTACAGATTCCAACGACTGTCCAGACGCGTGTGCAATCGGAGCGACATATTTCATCGTATAGCCGAGCATCTCTAAGTCCGTATTCGAGTTCGTAAATGCTTTCGTTAATACATCCGCAACTCGAGCCGTCTCCTCCGCCTGCAATCCGAATCCGGATAGGATATTCGATGTGATATCCGCTGTTGTGGCGAGATCTGTCTGACCCGCCGCGGCTGTCGCCAATAGCCCCGGCATGGCCGCGATAATATCGTTCGTCTTGTAGCCGGCCATAGCGAGAAACTGCATGCCTTCGGCAGCCTGAGTCGCTGTAAATGCGGTAGTCGCTCCGAGATGTTCCGCTGTCTGCGTCATCAATTCGAGTTGCTTTCCGGTTGCGCCACTTAGCGCTCCAACCCGACTCATTGCCGATTCGAAGTCCGCCGTTGTCTTGACGGCCATTCCTAGACCTAGCGCCATAGCACCACCGAAACCCGTAACGGCTGCACCCGCCGCTTTTAACGCCCCGCTCGCTTTCTCCATCGAATTCATAACCGATTGGCCGGAACGGCTGGCCGTCTGTGCCGACCGACTTGTTCTCGTCAGTCCTTCCGAAGCAACTGCCGCCGCACCCGCAACTCCGGTCATTGACGAAGACATTCTCGTCGAGGACGTCGTCATCGCGTTAGACATAAGCGAAGTAGATGCACGGATCGACGCCATCGAAGTCCCGAGCCGCGACATCGTAGACGAAAACCGGTCAACCGCCGTAATAGTAAAGCGTATATTGCGATCGCTCACTCGTTAACCTCCTTTCTGGCAATGTCGAATTGGCTAAGCCACTCCGCGGTATGCTTAGCCTGTTCCGCCATCTCTTCGACTGTTTTCTTTTTAGGCGAATCCGCCGAGGCACGCTTATACAAATCGGACGGCTTCGGCTTCTTCTCTCGGTGGGCTTTTTCGCGCATGATAGCCTCGATTGCTTTTCGTTCGAATTCGTCCTCATTGCGTTCGATTTGCGCCTGAATAAGTATGTGAAATTCCCGTGGTGTGAGGGCGTATACATCTTCTGGTTTCATCTGAAGGTAACGCCATCCGGAAAATACCGCTTGTTCTACTTCAGAAAGTTTTCCAGTTGTTCCAGTGCTTCCGGATTGTCTTTCATCAGTTTCTTGACGATCTTCTTGAAGAAAAAACTATCGACTACTACCTCTTTTGAAACCTTCAGGACGTACTCAAGATCGAGTTTCTCCTCTTCGATTGCTTTTCCGAGAATAGATTCAATCTCCGCAAAGGAGAAGTTTTTGCCTGCATGGAAAAGACCAGCGTGAATAACGTGCGAGAATACTTCAAGATCACCCGTCATTGCCTTACCGACTAGCTCAAGAGATCCGCCAGGACATACCTTGTTGAGATACTTAATGCTTTCAAACGTCAACTTTAGTTCGTACTCTTTGCCTTCGATTTCAAAATGCGCCATATTAAAATCCCCCTATAAAAAAGAGCGCCCGCAAAGGACGCTCCGAATATTTTAATCTTGATTTATGATCCGCTTGTGTCTGGTTCTGTGTATGTTTCGATCTGACTCATTGGAGATTCTCCCGCCTCGTTCACAGCCGTTACATTCACTGTGAGCTTAGTATTAGGGGAGATTCCTGTAAGCGTACAAGAAGTGTCAGTAACTTCTTTATAGAAAACTTTTTCCGCTCCCCTATATACCTTGTATGAAGACGCCCCAACTACAGCACCCCATGTGACGGTGACAGAATCAGTAGTAGCTGTGTACTGTAGATTCTGGGGCGCCTCAGGGAGTAGCCGACTCTTCTGAGTTAGGCGCTCCGTCTGGAACTTCGGTTAGCGTTTCCTTCGTCAGTTTTCCGTTTAGATTTGCTCCGAGTGAGTAAGTGGCGAAGTCACCGTTTGAGTAAGTTTTCTCGAAAGAAGAAAGCATGTAGTTACCTTTCTTCGCAGCCTTAGTCCGAGTGTTAATTTCGTAAATTTCAACGAATTCTTTATTCCACATCGCCTCTTCGACTTCATCTACGAAGACGTCTCCTTCTGTAATAACACCCTCAAGTGAAAGCTCTTGTGTGACTTTACCGTAATCAGATCCGGTCTTGTCTTTTGTATCCAGATCGATTGTATCCGCTGAAATACTTGTTGATCCATCCGTTTGGTTAAACGGCCTGAGCAAGCCGCTTTTCGTTACTACTGCGTAGATAAATTCCTCACCGCGGTACTCGATTCCCATTTATTTTCCCCCTTGTTTTCCGTAAGTCATGTTTACCTCAACGTCAAAATAAAGCCTGTGGTACGTTGTTTTATCGCTTAAATCCTCCGCAGACATAGGCGTCTCATCGGTTACGAGCGCATCAAAAAAACCGAGCGATTTGCCCGGCTCTTCTGCACTGAGTAATTCAATTTGATCAAACATAAAAATCCGCTTTACTTTCTCCTGCAAAACGCCTCTCTCGAAGTTTGAACTCGCAAACACACCCACTTGAAATCGATAAATTGTCTGAACCGCTTCTCGCCGTTTGGAGATGACCGATATGCTATTCGGTAGCTGTTCGATTGTAAGGAACGGCTTTTCATCCGGATACTTAACCCCATCGAACATCCAGACGACAGAAAGTCCGGTCTTTTCCGCAAGATGGGTACGTATTGAATGCTGTATATCTACTTGCATACGATCACCGTCCCAACCGCTTTATCGATTCGTCGATGTCTTTTTCGAGATTCTTTTCGTTACTCCAAAGCGCGTTGCGAAGGAAAGCCTTTTTCGTAGCGTGTTCGAACTCCTGCCGCCGAGCATATTCGACATCGGACCCGAAGCTCCACGACATGTCGCCTTCTCTACGTGGAGATGCCACAATTGAGTTTGCAAGTCTCCCCGTTTTCTTCGGCGCATTATTTGCCCCGTCGTTCGCCATTTGACGCACGTTTCGCTCGACATCGTTTTCCAATGCCTGCTTTAAAACGGCCGTAGATGCGGAAAGTTTAGCGAGATCGGTAAGCCCGCTCACCCTTACGTAAAATCCCATTACGTCACCTTCCTCGCGAGACATTCGGACCGGTTCAGCAATCCGAGTCCCTTCTCATCGGTTGTTAGAATTTCATAAACATCGCCTTCCGTTTTGTATGCCTGTTTAACATCGGTTAAGTCGACGTCAATAGAGAACGTAATCTTAACGTCTCCTTTTTGCAGTTCAACGCCTCCTATGACCGATCTGTCCGTATTTGATACCGTGGAGTAATCTTTCCAGATCGCTTCGACTTCAATCGGTACCTGTTTTTCGATCGGTTCGCCGGTGATCGGATCTTTTCCGTCACGCACCGTTTTAAGCAGCGTTATTTTATCGGTGCGTCCCTCGACGATTTCCCTGCGATTTCCCTTGATCCATTGGCGATCAGATTCACTCAACATCGTCACGCACCGCCTTTTCCGTTAAAACATAGTTTAAATGCGACGTACAATTCGGATGGGGGTTGAAAACTTCCGGATCTGATAGTTTATAGATTCCGGGACCCATTCCGTAACGGTTTAGCTTTTCAAGCTGCGTACATCTATGCTCCGGTCGGTTAGCCTTACCACGAAATATTTGAACGGCTTCGACCAAGTTGCTTTGCCGGGCGCTATAGACGGTCGCAGTCCGGTAGGCCATGTTCCCTTCCGTCACAACTAGCCGCTTAATTTTCCACGTATCATTTTCGTATACCTGACGAACATCTGCGATCATCTGATTAACGGATTCGCCACGCAGTATTGCAGAGCGAAGGACTGTCGATAATTCATCCCGTTGATCTCCCGCAAATCGCCATACTCGGTCCGACAGAATGAGTCCGTCTTTTTCTTCGCGATTAACAACGTATCGAAAAACGTTTTGATTTACGCGGTCAAAAGCGATTCCTGCGACGGCAGCCTTTCCCAACGTCTCCTCCATTGCGGACTTGATTCTTTCCGTGGTAAATTCCGTCGCATCCGTGATTGTCTTGTCTAGCGCATCCATTCCGTTTTTGCGGACGGCTTTTTCAATCGTATCTAGCTCGCGGAGCAATCGGTTTAAACGCTGCTTCTTAATAATTCCGTCGTTTCCGCTGAAGTCCGAAAGTAGATCCGATATTTCAAGACGAACACGGTCGATTTCTCTGATCGCGAGTTGCTGCTGCTTTGCGTTGAATTTTAAATACTCATTCGCCAGCTCATCGAGCAAACGATTCAGTCTCTCCTGGTTCGTCATCGTAAGTCAGCCCGCCCTGCGTGCGACTGCCCGGCACCTCTCCTCGCCCGCAACGTTTTACGGTAATTTCTACGCGCGTTCAATGCGAGGCGCATGTAATTGTTGTACAGGCGAGACTTGTCGACCATCTCATCGCCGTCTTTGTATACGAAATATTGGGCGGCCCTTGTTGCGAGTGTCTCGTATGCGACCGCTAACGCCATATAAAGAAGAGCCGTATCGTCTTCCCCTTCTTTCAGACCACTTTCGTTCTCTGCTTCGGCAGTCCATGCGGCGATATCGTCCGCTGTGACGCCGTCAACCCCTTCTAAACGCGTTCGTAGTCGATCCTCTACCGCCACATGACACACCCCCGTTATTTTTTCGGCTTTGCTGCTGCTTTCGGCTTTGCTGCCGGCTTATCCACGCGTTGAATGAACGGCGCTGTCTTATCGAGTGCGGCGATTTCCTTTTCAACGTTCGTGTTATAAACGCCGTATCCGTTAAAAACGATATATAGTCCGTCTCTGTTAAATTCGTAGTTTGGAAGCGTCTTATATTCCGCCATCAGGACATCAGCCCCGCTGTTTTGAGTTTCGCTAGTAATGCGTTAAGATCTGCCTTCAAACCGTCGACGTCTGTTGCGGTGCTGTTCGCTTGCGTAGCCGCTTTTGTTGCGGTTAGTTTCCCGTCCAAGGCCGATTTAACATCGTCTCCCAATTTCGTCATAGTCACCGCTTTGGCGCCGAGGTTGTTCTCTTGCACGCTTCCCGTTCCGATGTTCCGGTTTTGTACGGAGCCGTCGCCGATATTGCGATTCAGAACCGAATTGTCAGCGAGTTTTTCATTCGTAATTGATTTATCAGGAATCTCTACGCTGCCTTCGGATTGTAATAGACTTTGGATAATTTCTCCGAGTTTTAGATCGTTTGCAGCCGGTGAGATCATATTCAATCGTTGTACATCTTCTTTACTTAAAGCCATTTACGGCCTCACCCCTTTCAAAATAAAAAGAGGCCCCGAAAGGCCTCGTTGATTAGGAAACTGTTTTAGAGATTCCAGAAAGAATTGCGACTGATTCTTTTGCGTTTTTGATTTCGAAACCAAGTTCTCCACGGATTACGCGAGCGAAGTAGTCAGCGCCCGGCTCTGTAGCATCTTGGTCGTAAATTGAAGTAAGGTAACGAGCTTTGATGTTGTCAAGGTTAAGCAAGACAGCACGATCTTTCGGCATGTTTTGATCGACAACAACTTGAGAAACTGCGCCCCCAGGAAGATCACTCATGAAGGACATGATTTGATAACCGACTTGACCTTCTCCACGAGTTGTACGGATAGTGTCGCCTGCAAGTTTAGTAATTTGACGAGAAACGTTCGGAGCACAAAGGATTGTGTTTACACGGCCTCCGCGTTTGAACGTTTCTTCGATAGCATCATTCAAACCCTTAGCAGTAATTTCTTTACCGCCGAAATCCGTTGACGCGGAACCTTGCTCTTGAGCAAAAGCGAATAAACCTCCGGAAGTGCGTGGTTGTTGATCAGATCCTTGGTATTTCCGACCGTAAATAAGAGAGTTATTGATCTCGCGAACCATCTCTTGTAGACGCAAGTTAACTTGGTAATCCAGTTCGTCAGCAACTCCGTAAGTATTTACTTGTTGTTGCGTACGAGAAACGGAAGCGTAACGAGTGAAAATTTGAGAGTAGTTGAACGATACAATACGGTCGTTGATTTCGTTCTTTCTAAATACGGACTCACCTTCTGGACGCGGACGAGAAATAACTTTCAGGTCGGCGCCTGCTTCGATAGCTTCCGGAGTAGTTGCGTCGTATCCACGTTGAACCGTAATTTTTTCGGCTGCTTCATCGACTTTAGTTACGCGCATTACTTCTAGGCCGTTTTGAACAAGCGCATTTTCGGTGAATTTGCGCGCCTCTCCTTCGCCTAATTCGATCTCGGTTGCGTCCGCTGCGGCAGCAGTTTTTACAACGGCCGTATCGCTGTTGAGGTAATCGTTCTGCCATTCGAATTTAGTTTGCGATAGAGCATCTCCTGTTCCGATCAGGCCGAAAAGAACCGGTGCCTTTGTAAGAATTAAGTCTACGTTCGCCTGCATGTCGCGAACTTGTTGCTGGAAATCATACGATTGTGCAACTGCCATGTGTAAATCCCCCTAATAATTTTTTTGTAATTAAAAAAGCCGCCCTAAGGCGACTGAATTACCGTTTGTTTTTTAACTCCCGAAGTTCGTTGTACAGCTTCGTTACTTTTCCGAGATATCGCGGATTCTTTAGCGCTAATTTTTTCGTCTCTTCTAGCTCGTTCTCTTTTGCGACAATCTCCGTTTGGGTGTTGCTCTTGGCCGGGTTGCTTCCGCCAGATGCGTCGGCTCCGATCGGTTGTTTAAACATCCACGGGCTTGATTCCTTAAACGCTGCGACCACTTCTTCGGCTCCTTTTACGTTTCCATCTTCGTCAATTTCGACCGCAGACTTATCGAGTAGCGCGAGCACTTGGTTCGGATCATTTGCGTTAAGAGATCGAGCGATTGCGCGAAGCTCCGTATTGATAATGCGCTGATTTGCTGATTCCTGCGCTTTCTTAGCTGCCTCCGCTGCTTCTTCCGCCCTCTTGGCCGCTTCTTCTTTCTCGGCCCGTAGACGTTCAGCTTCGGACATCTCGGCTTTTTTGCGTTCTTCTTCAGCCTTTTCTAACTCTTCGAGGCGTTTCGCTTTTTCTTCAAGTTCCGCCTGCTTCTTTTTCTCGCGTTCAAGACGCTTGTTAAGAATTTCGTCAAGCTCCGCCTGTGTGAACGTCTTTTCCGTCCCCTGCGATTGCTCAGTCGGTGTTGGTTCCGGCTCCCCAGCCGTGGGTTGATCGTTAGGATCTTCCGGTTCAGTTTGTTCCGCGAAAAATTGTAGATTTAAAGGCAAAAATTTCGTCATATCGTACCTCACCGTTTAAAGCCCGTCGGCTGTAGATTACGAATAACAACATCCGGCAGTTTACCGACAATACCGTAGGTCAAGCGTTGCTATTCGTTCGTTTCGTTGTAAGGATCTTGGACCTGTCTTTTCAGGTTCCGTTCCTGTAAAATCTCCATGAATTTGACTTCCGGGTTCTCCTTACCGCTTCGGATGATTGCGCCCTTAATCGACTCCATTTCATGCGCAATTTCTTCGCCTAACTGTTCGACAAGAGCTTTTTGATCTTCCGGAAGTGGAAGGCCGAATATAATCTTGCTTCCGTAGTAGTCATCTACTTGTGCAAGCCATTCTTTATCGTATTTAAAGCGAGGATGATCTTGGCGTGCCTTCATATAACGAAGAATGTATTCATTCAACGTTTGGAGACGCGACTGCCAAACGATCCACGCTCGCTGTGTTTTCGATATGATCGAGCTGTAAAGCAATTTGAGCGCCATCTCGTTAATACCTCCGGTGTTCATATCCGCGGTATTGACCATCGGCACCTCGCTGATTTCGTGAAGTCGTTTTTGTAGACGGTCAAGATACGCCTCGATCGCTTCTTTGAATTTAAAGCCGCTTTCCAACTTCGTCGCTTCCGGCTTTCCGGTATCCTTATCGGACTCTCCGAGATCCCAAATAGCGCTAGGAGATACGCGAAACGGCTTTTTCGGATCGTACTCGACGTTCGTCAGCAGTGTGATCGCGAACATCTCGAAGCGCAGTGCGTCAGAGTAATCCGATAGCTTTCGATCAATCTCGTCTGCGGTATCTACGAGCTTTTCGAGTTCACTAAATCCGCTAGTTTGGCCGGAAAGTTTTTCGGTCGGAACGTGGACGACCGGAATAAAATCGAGACCCATCGATTTCTTCTCGACTCGCCTTTCAACAAGACTAAGTCCATCATCGTAAATGGCCTCTTCGATCTTACAATCGTAGTTGCCGGTATCTTCGTCGCCCTCCCATTCGAGGTAGTACGACAGCTTCCAGAGCTTCGTCTGTTGTTCGTCCAGCCACGCAACGAAATGAACTTCGTCAAGTTGGTCGACATCCCATTCGTTATGAACTGCGATAACCTCAGTCGAAGGATGCCAAAGGATTTTAATTTCGCCGCGCCGGGTATCGTAGTGCAGACGAGCATAAACGCCGGTTCGGCTGATTGCGCGATCCTTTGCTGCTGCGAGTAGTTTTTCGTGCATCCGGTTGTCTTCCCATACCCACGTCAGCAAGCGCTCTTTTGCCTTCGCCCGACTGTTCTCCTCTTCCTGCTCTTTGCTCGGCGCGTATCCCGGCTTGATCATGTCCGCAGGATCATCGAGAACATCCGGCGGCACGGTCACTTTCGGCTCCTTCTCGAATTGCCATGCCGCAGTGGTATCGATCAGCTTACGCGGATAATTCATCGTTAGCTGCGTCGGCTCATAATCGATTTCTTGCGGCTTTTTATAGTCGGACCAAACGTTGAGGTCACCTTCATAGCGCCGATAAAGCTCGATCTCGTCACAGATACGCTGGAATTCTTTCGATCCGAGCGCTTCCTTCATCGGTATTACGAATTGAAACGGGTTTATAAAATTTCGGTCGATGACTACGATCTAAAACGCCTCCTTTCTAGTAGCGATAGTTTCCGATGTTTCCGCCCTTCCTCCGTCGGGCTTTCCCCGCAATGGAGTACGCCATATGTAAGGCATCGGGGCCGTCATCGTGGTTATGGTTCGGGTACATTTCGAACATCTCAAGTAGCAGCTTTTGATCGCGCTTGAATCGGATCTTTCCGCTCTGAATATCCGGCAGCAACGACTCAATCCGAAGGGCTTTCCGCGTCCTCTGTTTGATCTGTTTCAGCCGGGTGGATGCCGGATAGCCGTTCGCCTGTAAAGCCTCGCCTAGCTTATCCGCGAACCATTCCTGCGCCTGCTGTGCCTCGACTGCGATACCTTCGTACTGAAATCTCATTGTCTTCTCGACAACTTCGTTGAGTAGGACGTCAGGGTGAACGCGATGCAAAAATACATCGGCGACATAACAAAAACCGGTCGCCCTGTTTCGAGCCACCGTTATGATCGCGGAGTAGTCGCCTTTTTCTTTACCCATCGCGAAGTCAATGCCGCAATAGTAATCGAATTCTTTTGATTCGAGTTCTTTGTCCGAATAGTATTTAAAGTCTTCGCTCCGGAAAACTTGCGATTCTTCATCGACTGGATTGCCGAGGTACTCTTGATTGAAAGCCCTAGCACCCATATCTTCGCGCTTTTCCATGAAATGCTTGTACGTGTATGCCTGCGGCCAAAGGACCCGGGTTCCGCGTTCCATTTCCTCTTTGTTCGCTTCATAAAAAGCGTTCGCATTTTTCAAGGCGTCTTTATTGTCTTCGTTATACAATTTCCGCCACTGTTCCCATAAATCTTCGCGTTCAGACCACGATAGAATTGCTGGGAACTTTCGCGAGGTGAAGTCCTTACGCTTAGTCAGAACGTGATTTAATAACGAATCGTAGTGGACGATCGTGCCCATATAGATACACATTCCGCCAAAGCCAAGCGCCTCAAGCATTTCCGATCGGAACCAGTTTAGGTTTTTCGCCCTTAACTCTGCCGTGTTCGTGCTGCCATCGGACTCGAGATCATCGAGGATGAATAAGCCCGGACGCTCACTCAAATGACGTAGCCCGCGCATCTGTGTTCCCATTCCTTTCGCTTCAACCTTCGTTCCTGAAGACGTAATGAATTCGTATTTGTTATCGACTTCGTTCATCGAAGGCTTTTGGTGAAGCAACGGTCCGAAATCTTCGCGCAGCTTTTCGTTAAATTTCAGCTGATTGACGGTCCATTTAATAAAGTCGCCGGCTACGTCAGTTGTTTCGGAGACTTCGATAATGTACTTTTGATGTCGAAAAACGACCTGGTGGCTAAGGTATGAGTTCGATAAATAAGCCGTTTTGGCGTGTCGCCGCCCCACCGACCACCCAACGTTTGTCTTTATTTCTCCGCGAGTAATTTCGTCAAGTAGTCCGCAAAGCTCCCGGTGAAAGTCGGCCGCAGTCTCTAGCGTTTGACCGGCCGGAATTAAATTCGAGCTATTGTCCGGATTTCGATCCGCGCTGAAGTATTCGTAGGTGAAATAGAGCATATCGTATTCAGCCCGGTGCACCCGCTTCAGCTTTTCGAGTAGCTTCAAGTTGATCTCGACACGTTCGAAATCGTATTCGACAGCTTCGTCCCTTTCGATTAGCTGCCGGAGCAAACGATTTTCTTCGGTTAACTCGTCGATGCGCTGCTGCCGCGCTTCTCGATCGAGCCATTCCCCGTCTACAAATGCGATAACAACGCACCTCCTTCGTTAACTTTCTTTTTCCAAACGGGCGAGCAACGCTTTTTTGCGCTCCTCATGCGACATCGTATTCGACTTGTCCGTAATGGTAAGCTCGCTCTGATCGTTTAGATCGCCGATCCGCTTCAGATACAGTTCGATCGATTTCGTTGAGCCGCTTTTGATGCTGTCGATCAGCTTCGAATATACAAACGGTAGCTTAGTATCGATGAACTGCGACGCCAAGTGATTTTTGTACGCGATAAAGTTCGGATCGCCCGTTTCCCAACGGTGTAATGTCATGCGGCTGATTCCGCAATCTTCTGCGATTTGATCCTTCGTTTTGCGCTCTTTTGTCGGCGTAAATTCGCGTTCAACAAGGGCAAGCGCCGCTTCGCGTTGATTCGGCTTGAACGCTGTTTCGTCGTATTTGAATCGCGACATCTTTCGTCACCTCCTTCGTTATTCATCAGGCCTACGTTCTCCTTCGGTGTAATTTAGTACAGACCGCAATACTCTAGCAGTCTCCCAACCGTCATCTAACGGTTTCTCACCAAGCCGTTCCGCTAGGTCCTGAAATTCGGCCAACGCTTTAGTCGCCGCCTTTGCTTCGCGTTGAACCGCCTTGAGTCCGGTTATCGCGTCGGATACATCCAAGTCGATTTTAATTTTGCCGATTGATTCGCGCTTTGATTCCGCCATTCACATCGTCTCCTTTTTCGTTTATTGAAAGATAAACTTAATCACCCGAAATGTTAGACGCAGCTTATCCTGGAAAGACGCTTTCACCAAACCGTAGGCTGCGATATCCTCCAGTATTACATGAGGACTACCCTCGTTATTTTTGAGATGGATTGCATGCTTATTCTTCGTAAGGATAAAGCTATCCTTTCCGTTAATTTTCATAGTGTCCGGATCTCTAATATCTATCAGCATTCAATCCCTCCTTTTTCACTTTTAAATACTGGGCTCGGTCCGCATCGTTGAGAGGCGCTCCGGCTTATTTATCGCAAGCACAAAAAGAGCGACCCTTATTCGGAGCGCCCTCGTTCTGATTGCGTTGGACTCACGTAGGCTAAGTCGACCGTCGGGTTGAAACCCTTTCGAATGTCGAACGCAAGTCCTTATTAATTCGCGACAGTATAGTACGCTTTCCGGTACGTATTTAACGTCCCCACCGGCGGAGAATCCGACGTTGCTATCGGATATGCGGGCGAGGATTTGCACCTCGCATGACAGCATTCGACCACGTCTCCGATTTCAGGTCGGGAAGTATCTGTCTTAAGTCTTAAGCGTCTACCTATTCCGCCACCGCATACGTTTGAAATTTACACGAAATTAGCGTTTCTAACCGTTAACCTACCGAATACCCTCTGAGAAGGCTAAGACGTCTAATTTCGTGTGATTTGCGCGTGAAAATCGTTATTATCCTTTAGCTCGAATAGTTAGCGTCGTATCTCGATCGTAAAACTCATCATCGATGTCTGTGTCTACGGAAAAATTAACGCAAGCCTGTTCGAGCAGCTTTTCGAATACTTTTCGCAGATGCGTTTTCTCCTCTTCGGTTAGATTCGCCATGTTATCGTCTCCTTTTCGCTTTGTATTCGTCAATGACTTCGCAAATATACGCATCAACACCGTTACGCGATTCGTTCATAATCCGTTCGGCATAATCGGCGAGCGCATCTTCGTAACTGTCGTAGATCGCTTGGCCTGCGTCGCAATAGTCGCTGAAGACTGCGTATTTCATTCGCGATCACCCTCGGTTATATGTTCGACGAACTTAACAATCGGATGCTGGCTCCGAAAACTTAAACTCATTTCAAGACCGTCGTCGTCCGTTCCAAGCGCTATCGATTCGCCATGTTCGAGTAGTTCTGCGACCAACTTCCGCAATAGTGCCTTGTCATCTTCCGATAGTGCATGAGTCGGAATGAACATCGTAATCACCCCCCGGATTTAAAATTTTGCGAGAAAATTGCCGACGTCCGGCACGGCTTTTTCCGCTCGGACCTCCCCCGCCCCCTTCCGTTTTTCCAGTCGGTGACGCCGTTGTTTATGCATATCGTTGTATTTCGTATTCATTTTTAGTTTACATAATTCCCACTATCGGAAGTTGTTTAATCGCTAAACCCGCGTCACGGATGCGTTTGTGAACTGCGCAGTTTACTTTGTTATGCACGTTTTTATACATCGTAGTACTGGCGCGGCTTCAGGCCGTTTCACAATCGCTTTATTACGCTAAAATTTCGTATATAGTTAACGGTGTGAACTATCGGCTTCAGAGGGTCGAGGTTTTCGAAGGGTCTCCGTCATGAAGCGCGAGGCTGACTTACAGGCGGACGGCACTCCGACCTCCGTAACGTCCTATATCCGAATCCTCCCGTATCCCTTCCTATATATCTACGTTCTCCTCTTCGGTGTTACAATCGCATAATAAAACGCCTTGCTATTCGTTCAGCAAAGCGTTAGGTTTACGTTATGTTACACGTCCTTCTATTACGTATAGACAACTACGGACATTTTTTATACGGTATTAGCGTTGTATTAACGCCATTCTTTCGTATGTTTTAAAACCTAGCGACCACTCCGTCGCTTACGCTCCTCCGTGTCCGCGGATATTATTAAGACCTTTATCGCGATACAATTATTTATACAATATACATGATTGCGTTTCTGCGGGGCGGAGTGAAACGTAGTTCCCGCTAGTCTTCGGATTCAGAAGACTAAGAAGTAATTACGGACTCAAAACCGCTGTATCCCTTGCGGCTGTAAGCACGAACCCCATTTTCGCTTGTGCGAATAAAGTCGTGTTTTTGGCCGATTTGTGCGAATAAGATCGTGTTCATTATCAATTACGTTATTCTAATTGAGAATATAGCGATAATCTTCCGACATTACACCGACACATCCTCCGTATTATTATTCATATTAACGCATAAATATACGATATTAACACGAAGAAATAGACGCCAATCATTCGTCAGCGTCCTCGGTCAGGTCGATAAGCTCCCGTATATCCGATATATTCAACGCAGTTGCAATCCGGCTGAGGTGGTCGAGCTGCACCCGTTCCTTAATCCCGCGACACAGTTCGCTGATGGCAGACGGCCTTATCCCGGTTAGCTCTGCGAGTTCCTTCTGCGTCATATTCTTCCGATCAAGTAGCTCGGCCAACTTTAGTTTAACGATCATTGCCGGCACCTCCTGCGATTATTATAACGTAAAAACGATATTTTTGTAAATAACGCATTGACGTTATAACGGTTATGCGTTATAATTAAGATAACGAAAGGAGGTGAACGTAATTGATTGACGTAGTGATGAAGCTTTCGGCAATCGCCGCAACTTGGCTCGGAATTCTAAAAATCGTCTTAGAAATCCGCAAGATGCGAAAAGACTCCGAAAGTAAAGAGCGACGGGCTCCGACCAAGAAACACCGTCGCCGATTATAACACCGAGGGGCATATCGCCCCTTGTCAATCAATTATAACACGAATGAAACGAATTGATACCACCGAAATTTTGTTAGTTGTCGTCTTGCTCGCCTGGATTGCGGATATGAACTTCGGCCGGCTGTCCGTCCTGGACTACGTCGGCCTCGGATCAGCGATCGTTTTCATCGCGCTTCTATTCTTTAGATCGGGGAGGAATCGGAAATGACACTTTATATAAAACGTTTGTGGTCGGACACACCGCCATTAAGACCGCAGCAGGCCGATCAGATTCTCGATCTATATCAGCGCCCTGTTGCGACGTTTGAGGACTGTAGCCGAGCGTATCAGATTGGTATGCAAACAGCGCTGACCTGTCTCGGCTATCTAATCGCAACCAAACACGGAGGTCATGACGAATGAAGAACGTAAAATCAGTATTCTTTGAAAACGCTGTAATTCCGGTGGAAGAGCTCCGCGAATGCCATCATTGTGACGAGGATAACTCCGTAGAATGGTATGCGGAAGATGTTCCGCAAGGCTACGTATGGAGCACGTACTGCCACGCTTGCCGAGAAGATAATTCCGGATACGAATTCTAATCATATATTGCGGAGGTAATGACGATGAATAAAACGAAACTCTTAACGGCCATCCTCGGCCTATCAATCGCAGGCAACGCGGCTCTCGGAATCTACGCCGCCAAACTAAACGAAGATGTCGATATTGCTTATCGCGTGGCTGACGACATGGCCGTCGAAGCCAAGGACGCCCAAGAAACGGTTGAACGCGAATATATTGTCGAAGGTAAAGACTATGCGGTATCAGCGGACGACGGCGGCTTCGCTTTCGATCCGTCAGCCACGGACGCAAAGCCAGGCGATCGGATCAGCGTTACTTTTACGAAGGATCAATACGAAAATGGCAGCGGATTTAAGGCGATTAAGGTTATCGAATAACACACGAAATCAGGCGTTAAGCGGCCTCCGATACCTAATATACCCGCAGCAGATTCCGGCGGCTCATACGCTTTAATTTCGTGGGAAAATCGTTCGAAAGGCAGCCGGGAAGCAGGCCGGAAAATCCTGCGCAAACTGTTTAAATGCCGGAATAATTTACCGCAACCGAATCGCTTTGTCTCGGCGGACTCTTACTATACTATTATAGTAACTACGCTGAAACGAGGTGATTCTTTTTGTTTATTTCGCCCATGCTGCTTGAGTCCGCAAAGGAGCCGTTCAACTCGGGTGACTATATCACGGAAACCAAATTCGATGGCATCCGTCTGATCGCGTCTAGGAATAACGATTTAATCCGCCTCTACACACGCCACAACAACGAAGTCACCTCTAAATTTCCGGAATTATTAACGCTCGACATACCGGACGGCACCATATTAGACGGCGAGCTTATTGTACCTGGATCGACAGGCGCCGGCGATTTCGAGGCCGTCATGGAACGGTTCCAGTCGCGAAAAAGTTATCATCCGATAGTATTTTGCGTTTTTGATGTCCTGCGGATAGAAGGCGTTTCAGTTACGTCTAAGCCGCTAACTGAACGAAAAGAATTGCTGGCCGGTCTAAAAATCGATCATCCTAACGTTAAAGTAGTCGAAGGCGTTCGCGGCCATGCAGCGGATTATTTCGAATTAGTCCGCGAAAATAAGATCGAGGGCATCGTTATGAAGCGGGCAGACGCGCCATATACGGAAAATAAGCGGTCAGATCGCTGGCTGAAGATCGTAAACTACGAATATACTGACGTTTTGATTACAGGTCTCCGCAAGGAAGACAATGCGTTGCTGCTTTCATACCTGGACGGCCAGTATGCCGGCGTGATGGAATTTATGCCGTATGGTGAGCGGCGGAAGCTACATGCGGATAGAGTAATCGTGAAGGAAACGGAGAAGTATGTCTATATCGAGCCGGTCGGATGCTGTGTAAAGCACCGATTCAGGACGAAAAACGGCTTGCTGCGAATCCCGTCGTTCTATGAATGGCGTTGAATGTGTCGGTCATTTATCGTATTCTAATATTCGGAGGTTGAGGACGAATGGATTACGAAACAAAAGGATACGACATAACGATTATATACGACTACAAGGAATATCCGGATGTTCATTATGGCCGCTGCGACAACTGTGATTATACGCTGTTTAAAAGCTCGGTGAAGGACGGAATTTTCCTTCGTGAGTGCCGACGTTGCGGTATGAAAAAGAGTATATAAATACGAAAAATAGCCCGACTCCCATGAGCGGGCTATTTTTCTTCTGCATCTACAGACGAGCTTCCTATCTTATCACTCGCCGGATCATATAAACCGTCGAACTCTTTAGATTTATCACCGTTCAAATATCCTTCAACGGTGATAGCACCGGTTGGATCAATAAAGTAATCATCATAATAAGTAATAGTATCAATACCTTTGTACTCATTATGTAGATATTCAGTCATCTTAGTTTTCGCCTTCTCAAAAAGAACAGTTTCTTCTTTTTTCACATCATACTGATGCTTCATAAACAACCCTCCACCTGCTATAATTAACAATAGTAGGATAATAATGTATTTTTTCAAATGAAATTCATTCCTTTCCTATTATTATTTTACATTACACGGAAGGTGTTGTATATCTTGAGTAAGAAGATTAAGAAGTCCAATCTTACGGATGAGACTTATTATCGTATAAGCCAACGTTCTTACAACTACGATTATCTCAGAAAAAAATTAAAAAACAAAGAGTACATACGGATTAATTCATCTGTTTCCGGAGCCACCTACTGGTATGTTGATAAAATTAAAACAGACGAAGACACCGGGTTAGATGCGGCCGTTCTATCCCAGGCCGAAAATAAAAACGGCAAGTGGGTGAAATCCGACCACCCCAAAAACGTCGTTGTAGCTTTTGCGGGAACTGATCCGGGGAAGGACCCGTTAAGTGACGTAGAGCAAGCAGACGTTAATCATATCGTCTTAGGAAACGATCCGAAAGATAAAACACAATATGTCGTCAAGAAAGATGCGAAAGATATGTCTAAGACGTTCGGTAGATATACTGGTTCGATGGAACAAACTGCCATGCTTGAGTCCGGAGATTATAAATTAATTACAAAAACATCGCAAATCGATCAAGCCGATCAACTTGTGCGGGAAGTCAAACAAAAGTATAAAGGTACCTCAACGATTATTTCAACAACCGGACATTCTCTCGGCGGCGCAGAGGCGGAATACAGCGCGGTCAACAATGATATCTATGCCGTAGCGTTTAATAGCCCCTCAATCGTTCACCTGCATTCTGATGAAAAACAGAAAGAAATTAATAACGGAGATTATAACTCTTATGTAAAATCTATCATTAATCCGGATGATATGGTCGGTGCCGGTTGGTGGGACGAATTCGATCGCCACAATGGGACTACCATCTACACAAAAGACCCTTCTATTGCAACGGCTAATCGCGAAGAAAGACTTGACGGCAATAAACTCCAACAGGTTGGAAGAAACCTTCTGTATTTCGCTAATACACTAATCTTTCAAAATCCGGATACACATGGGATAAACAAGTCGAATTTCTCTTTCGACAAAAACGGAAACGTTCAAAATATAGAGGGCGATGAACTCGTTTATGACAAAAATTTAAAAGCGATGCTCCCGCCGGAAGTTGCCTCCGGAAGTGGCGCAATTAAAGTAACACCCGAAGTTGCCAAGCAGCTCGCGCAAAAAGTAAATGCGATGATCAACGATCTGCGGACGATGAAACGCGAAGCCGAAAACGCTTATCAGGAACACGACGCCGAAATCAACGACCTGAAACACGATACCTACCGTCAAGTCGGCCACGGTTTATACGACAAGCTGACACTCGAAGATGTAAACAATACGCTGAAAAACCTGGCGCAGTCGTTTGACAAAAAAGGCAATCCGCTCTTTTACGATGTTCATGCCGAAAAAGCGTACATCGCCTCATTAAAAAATACGATTTCAGATTTAGAAGACATCAGCGGGTACCTTGCGCAGATCGCAAAAGATTTTAAATCGAAAGATAAAATGCTGGCAAACTGGCTTAAGCTTTAG